GGAACTTCTTCCGAAAGTCATCAGTTGTAGAAGGTATTACTAACACTGACTATGCTGGCGAGATTACTGCTTATGGTGACACAGTGCGTATCATCAAAGAGCCAGAGATCACCGTCTATCAGTACGAGCGTGGTCAAGATGTAACTGCTACTAAGTTGACGGACCAAGAGATCAACCTTGTAGTAGATACCGCAAACGCATTTAAGTTTATCGTAGATGATATTGAAACTTCAATGTCACACGTAAACTTTAAGGAAGTTGCATCTTCTTCAGCCGCTTACGCCCTGCGTGATGCGTATGACCAAGGTGTACTTGTGACTATGTTTGCTGGTGTTTCTGCATCTTCACCCAACCACATTCTTGGTTCTGATAACGCGACTGATCTTGCGGCTGGTACTTTTGACGGTACTGGTAACCTCGACATTGGTTTTGCATCTGGTGAGCACGATCCAATTGATGTTCTTTCTCACATGGCTCGTCTTCTTGACGAAGCTAATGTACCGGAAGAAGGACGTTGGTTCTTGGCTAATCCTGAGTTTTACGAGCAGTTGGTTCAAACCTCATCTAAGCTGATGAGCGTAGACTTCAACGCTGGTCAAGGCTCTATCCGTAATGGATTGGTTAGCTCTGGTAAGTTGCGTGGTTTTGATATGTACAAGACTAACAACATTGCCGCCACTAGCAATGCCGCTGGTAAGTGTTTGGCGGGTCATATGTCATCAACCTGTACTGCACAAACAATTGTGAATACAGAAGTTATCCGTGATCCTGATAGCTTTGGTGACATTGTTCGTGGACTGCACGTTTACGGTTCTAAGGTTTTGCGACCTGAAGCTCTCGTATCTGCTTTCTACGGCATCGACTAAATACTACAGGGGGATGAAATACTCCCCCTTTATTTCAGCTACGTTCATCCTTATAGGACGGAAGTAGGGGATTATCCCCGAAGGAACGCATAACCTTTGGAGGAGTTCGCTATGGAAATTACATACGTATACCGTGGTGTTAAGTACACTGTTAAGCGTTAGGAGTAGCTATGCCACAGATTGGAACAGAACAAAAGCCAATTAGAATGAGTCCTAAAAGACGAAAGACCCTAAGCGGTACATTTTATACTGGTGAAAACAAAAAGAAATATGACTCAAATTATGATCGTATCTTTGGAAAAAAGGAGAAGTAATTATGATGCATGGTGATAAAGAAAAAATGAAGCGCATGAAAAAGATGGGCGGCGGTATGGGTTCAAAAATGATGCGTAAAGATAAAAAGCATGGTGGAGCACATCGCTCTATGTATGCTGGTGGTGGACAGCCTTCATACGGCAATACTATTGACACTGCAATGCCGACTACTGGGCCAAACTAATGACTACTCAAGTAGCTCGTAGTGAGTACAAGTCTATTCAAGAAAAAGAAAAGATTTGTGCTGAGATGACTGACAATCAGTTTCCGTATCGTAAGGAGGGTGATATTAAATATCCGAAGTTACGAAACGAGCAGGAGAAGCCTGATGCAAGTCGCGGCACCTAAAGGCTACCACTGGATGAAACATGGCAAAAGCTTCAAGCTGATGAAAGATCCAGCGGGGGGCTTTAAGCCTCATAAAGGGGCTTCTAAAAAAGCTAACTTTGAAATACAAAAGGCTCATAAAAAATAATGGCGACTACATACCTACAGCTTACTAACGAACTGTTAAGAGAAATGAACGAGGTTGTACTAACCTCCAGTAATTTTTCTTCTGCTATTGGGCTTCAGGCACACGCTCAAGACTGTGTAAATAGAGCATACCTTGATATTGTTCTTGAAGAACCTCAATGGCCTTTTCTGTCTGTAGGCGAAAGCGGCTCAACAGATCCGCTGTATGGTAATGTAGCTGTTTCTACCGTAGCTAATCAACGGTGGTATGAGCTTAAAGCCGCAAGCTCATCTCTTGCAGATGATTATGGATATATTGATTGGGATGATTTTTATCTTACAACAGTCGGTGTATCAGGTGAGGCGGCTCCTTATGTCAGCCAAAATCTAAAGTTTATAACTTTAGAAGAATGGAAAGACTTTCATCGGATGCAAGAAAATGCAGACGATGCTGAAGACGCTAATGGTGGAGAACCACGACGAGTATTCCGTAGTAGTGATGGAAGAAACTTTGGTTTAAGCCCTATACCTAACAAAGTATACAAAGTCCACTTTTTTGCTTTTAATCAGCCTACACAGCTATCAGCACACAGCGACACAATTGTTTTTCCTGATATTTACAAAACTGTTTTACTTGCACGAGCTAGGTATTACGTGCATCAGTTTAAAGAAAATATTCAGCCAGCCGCTTTAGCACTAGAAGAGTATCGTAGGGGTTTACGTCTTATGAAAAATGCTTTAATGGTGCAAACACCTAAGTACATAAAAGATGATCGCATGAGGTTTGTTTAGTGTCTCAGGCATATGGTCTTTCATGTCGCGGTGGTCTAAATACAAACCTAAACTCTATTGAAATTTTAGGTCAGCCGGGATTTGCCAAAATACTAGAAAACTTTGAGGTAGATCCTGATGGTGGTTATCGTCGCATAAATGGTTTTACGGCTTATGGCGGTGCTTCTTCTGCACGGCCTAATAGCTCTAATGCTATTTTAGGCATGGCGGCATATGGTGATGGCGTTATTGTTTGTTCTGGCACTGATATATTTTTTAGCAACACTGGCACAAGCTGGTTACAAATAAACAGATCTAGTGTTTCAGCCAGCGGCGACAATCACACAACATTTACAGGCCGCTCAGTTCTTACACGCTCTACTCAAGGCCAATGCACCTTTGCTTTATCAGAAGGTGCTGACTTTGATTATGGTGAAATAGTAATTGCTGACGGAAGTAATAAACCATTTTTATTTAGAATGGAAGGTACAGGAGGTGATGTTAGTTCTCGAACATTCTTTGCATCTGAGATTACAGTTACAGGAACAAAAGGCGTAAAGTATGTAACGATCCACGATCATCATTTAATTGCCGCTGGAGTACAAGATAACTTAAACACTGTATTTTATAGTGTCTACAATGACATTGATGACTTTAGTGGTAGTGGTTCTGGTTCTGTAGCTATAACAGATCAAGTCCAAGGTATTAAAAGTTTCCGTGAAAACTTAATTGTTTTTTCTAAAAACAGTATTCAAAAGCTTATCAATATTAATGATAGTTCAAATATCCGCATAGATCCAATTACAGAAAATGTAGGATGTTTATCACATTACTCTATTCAAGAGGTAGGAGGTGATCTAGTCTTTTTGGCTCCAGACGGTATTCGTACTATTGCTGGTACAGCCCGTATTGGTGACGTTGAGTTAAGTTCTATATCTCGACAGATACAAGATATTATAAGTTCTTTAGCATCACGAGCAGGACAGTTTGTTATTACAAGTGCTGTACTACGATCCAAGTCACAGTATCGTTTATTTTATTCTACAACCTCTCAAGAGCCGGGACAAGCTAAAGGCGTCATTGGAACATTTACAGGACAGGGTTTTGAGTGGTCCGAAACTTTAGGAATACAAGCACTAGGTATTACATCAGACTTTAACAAAAATGTAGTTGAAGTTGCTTTTCATGGTGACAAAGATGGATATGTTTATAACCACGATACAGGCGACTCATTTATACATAGTGGTAGTGAAGCTAATATCTTAGCGACTTATGAAACACCTGACATTGATTGTGGAGATATAGGCACAAGAAAAACTTTAAAATATATTCGCACATCATTTTCACCGGAAGGAACATTACAGCCAGTTTTAAGGTTGCGGTATGATTACAAAGATTTAAACATACCACAGCCTTCAGACATAACACTATCAACCATACCCCTTTTAGGAATATTTGGGGATGCGGTTTTTGGTGTGGCTACATTTGGGGCAGGCTCAGATCCCATGTTCCGACAAACAGTTACTGGTAGTGGCAATACATTTAGTATACGCCTACGATCAAACGACACAAGAAGCCCGTATGGTGTAAATGGTTTTTACATAGATTATATGCCATCAGGTAGGAGATAATAATGGCCCAAAGTTATACACGACAAAGTACATTTGCAGATGGCGATACAATTACTGCCGCGTTATTTAACGATGAATATAATCAGTTACTCAATGCTTTTGCATACTCTAGTTCATCTGCATCTTCCACAGGCCACAGACATGATGGTTCTGCTGGACAAGGCGGTAACATTCCTACTATTGGTGATTTAGATTTTTTAAACAAAATTACAATAGACGGCTCAAACAACCGCATAGGTTTTTTTGTAGAAGTCTCTAGCAGTGCAGTAGAGCAAATTCGTGTTCAAGATGGTGCAGTAGTTCCTGTAACAGATGATGATATTGATTTAGGAACAAGCTCACTTGAGTTTAAAGACCTGTATATAGACGGCACAGCCTACGTAGACGCAATTAATTTTAATGGTACTGCTATTACTGCTACTGCCGCCGAACTAAATATTTTAGACGGTGTAACATCTACAGCAGCTGAATTAAATATTCTTGATGGTGTTACATCTACAGCGGCTGAACTAAACATATTAGACGGTGTTACGTCAACAGCGGCAGAGCTAAACATTTTAGATGGGGTTACGGCTACAACAACTGAACTAAACATAATGGACGGCGATACAGCCGCCTCATCTACAACGCTTGCTGATGCTGATCGTGTTGTTGTGAATGACAACGGCACCATGAAGCAAGTAGCCCTTACAGACTTTGAAACTTATTTTGAGTCTGCAATTGATACAATAGGCGGTAATCTAACTGTTACAGGCGACCTTACTATTAGCGGTGATGATCTTGTAATGGCAACAAACACCGCAGGCCATTTGCTTATTGCTGATGGAACAAACTTTAATCCTACAGCCGTAGGAGATCTATCAGAAATATCTACAATTGCAAATGATGACGTTCTTTTGGCTGTAGATACTTCTGGTGGTGGGCTAAAGAAAGTTACTAGATCTACATTAACTGCTGGCCTTGTTTCTGGTTCAGAAATTTCTAATGTTGTTGAAGACACCACGCCCCAGCTTGGTGGTGATCTAGATGTAAACGGAAATGCTTTAGTTTCTACATCTAACGGAAATATTGCCTTAACGCCTAACGGAACTGGTGTTGTAAGAATTGATGGTAATGTAGATATACAGACAGGCGAGATTGTTTTAAAGAATGGCGGCTCTGTATCTAACATTAAGTTTTATTGCGAGTCTAGTAACGCACACTACACACAGCTTCAGTCAGCCGCACATAGCGACTACAGTGGTAACGTAACACTGACGTTGCCTGCGGCTACAGACACATTGATTGGCAGGGCAACCACAGACACACTAACTAATAAAAGGCTTACCTCTCCTAAACTCAACGAAGATGTAGCCATTAGTGCAACCGCTACTGAACTAAATGTTCTTGATGGTATTACAAGCACTACAGCAGAACTTAACATCCTTGATGGCGTAACATCTACTGCGACTGAACTAAACTTAGTAGATGGCTCTAGTGCAGGAACAATTGTAAATAGCAAAGCTGTTGTGTATGGATCATCTGGAGAAGTTAACGCAACAACCCTGCAAATTGCAGGAACGTCTATCACATCTACTGCGGCTGAGTTAAATATCTTAGATGGTGTTACAGCCACGGCTACAGAACTTAATATATTAGACGGCGTAACCAGCACAACTGCAGAACTAAACATTCTTGATGGCGTTACAGCGACTACAGCAGAGCTTAATTACTTAGATATAACAACGCTTGGATTGACAGAAGCATCTAAGGCCGTAACTGCGGATGCCAATGGCGTTGTTAATTTTGATGCGGGAACGACTGATGACGTAAACACAATAACGTCTAGTTCTAATGCCGCCACAATTAACCTTCAGCTTGGTAATGTTTTTGAACATGACCTCACTGAGAATGTTACTTACACATTTAGCAATCCCGGTGCGAACAATACAGCCACCGTGTTTATTTTAAAGATCATTCAAGACTCTACAGCCAGAACAATCACATGGCCCGGCAGTGTTGATTGGGCGGAGGCAACTGCACCAACCCTTACAACTACAAATAATGGAGTAGATGTATTTGTGTTTTTTACTAGAGATGGTGGCACAACGTATTACGGCTTTACTGCTGGACAGGCGATGGGCTAATGAGTAACGGAGCTTTAAGACTACTTGCAGGCGCTGGTGCTGTAGACGATCCGGTTTACGTTGATGATGTGTTTTCTACGTATGTATATACGGGCGTTTATAGCAACACAGATATAGTTAATGGCATTGACCTTGCTGGCGAAGGTGGGTTGGTTTGGACTAAAAAAAGAAACTCCACAAGAGCGCATGACCTTTCTGATACAGCACGGGGCGTTACAAAAAGTTTATATTCAAGTGCTGCTGACGCTGAGGGAACAGACTCCCAAGGACTCCTTGCATTTAACTCAAACGGCTACAGAATAGGTGGAAGTAGCTCGTATAACAATACTAATGATGAGTACGTTTCTTGGACATTCCGCAAGGCAGAAAAGTTTTTTGACATAGTTACGTACAGTGGAAACGCAACTAATGGTCGCGCTATAAATCACAACCTTGGCTCTGTGCCGGGAATGATTCTTATTAAATCGGTTACATCAAGCACTTATTGGCCTGTTTTTCATAGAAGTATAGGCAAAGGCCATTATTTATTTCTAAACACGACTGACACAAAAAGCACTTACGAAAGCGGCAGTAGTAATTCCAGATATTGGAATGATACTGACCCCACTGCTACCCAATTTACAGTAAGTAATGATGGCTGGGTAAATGGTTCTGGGCAAGATTATGTGGCGTATTTATTTGCCCATAACGATGGCGATGGCGAGTATGGTGAGGACGGTGATCAGGACATTATTAAGTGTGGGAGCTATTCCGGTAATGATGGAACTCAAGATATTAATCTTGGATTTGAGCCTCAGTGGGTGTTAATTAAAAGCAGTAGTGACTCAGGAAATTGGGTAATTGTTGACATGATGCGCGGCTTTATAGTTGACAACAGTGCAGACAGTGCAACATTGCAACCTAACACAACTAATGCGGAGTCAAGCTCTACAGCAGGTCGTGTTGGCCCAAGATCAAACGGCTTTGGGTTTATAAATGAAAGCGGAGTTGATTTAAATGCCCTCCGCGACTACATCTACGTAGCCATCCGCCGCCCAAACAAGCCAGCATCAGAGTTTGCGGCTACTGATTTGTTTGCCTTGGATACAGAGGGAAGTGCGGGTAGCTTGCCGGGGTATCGCTCTAACTCTCCTGTTGACATGGCACTCCGTCCTGAAACTGGAGGTGGTAGTTTTCCTATCGTAGCCAGACTGACGCAAGGCAAGCAGTTATATACAAATGGCACAAATACAGAAACCAGTGCCACGCTATCAGCTTTTGATTATCAGAATGGATTTAGTGATAACGCAGGGGTAGCTAGTAATAGACTTGGCTTTATGTTTACTCGTTCTGTCGGCTTTTTTGATGTTGTAACTTATGTTGGAACTGGGTCTGCTAGAACGATTATTCATAATTTAGGCGCTGTGCCTGAGTTAATGATTGCTAAAAATAGAAGTAATACAGCAGGCAATATACCTTGGGTGACTTATGACGCGGCAAACGGCGCAACTAAGTATGCCCGGCTTGAAAGCGAAAATGCAGTTGCTACCTATAGTGGCATATGGAATGACACAGCGCCTACTAACGAAGTATTTAGTGTTGGTTCTGATGGTTATATAAATGGAAGTAGCGACCTATACATTATTTATTTGTTTGCCTCTGTTGCTGGCATATCAAAAGTCGGTAGCTACACAGGAACAGGTAGCGATCTAAATGTTGACTGTGGGTTTAGTGCTGGCGCTAGATTTATTTTAATAAAACGCACAGACAGCAGTGGTGGTTGGTATGTGTATGACTCCCTTAGAGGAATTGTAGCTGGTAATGATCCCTACCTTTTATTGAACTCAACAGCCGCACAAGTGACCAACACAGATTATATAGACCCTCTTAGCTCTGGATTTACGGTGACATCATCAGCGCCAGCGGGACTTAATGCTTCTAGTGGCACTTACATATTTTTAGCAATCGCATAGGAATTGACATGGCAGAATATAGAAACAGGTCAAGCGGTGAAATAAAGACGGACACTGAACTCCGTGCTGAAAACAAAAACATGAGTTTTCCTAAAGCGTGGAATAGCTCTGTCCATGATGCGCTGGGTGTTGACCCTGTATTAGAGGCTCCTGCTCCTTCTCCTAGCGCGGCATACAAATCTGTTGTGCGTAACGGCGCTGTGCAGGACGGCAAAGGCAACTGGGTATATGCGTGGGTAGAGCGTGAGATGTTTACTGAGTACACCGATGAAAACGGTGATGTTCAGACGGTGGCGGCGCAAAAGACAGCATATGACACGGAAAATACTGCGGCTTTGGCGGCAACCGAAAGAGCCAAGCGTACTGCTTTGTTAATGGAAACAGATCATTACGCTTTAGCAGATGTCACGATGTCTGACGCCATGAAAACGTATAGACAGGCGTTGCGTGATGTGCCACAGCAGACAGATTTTCCCGGCACAATCAACTGGCCTACAAAGCCGTGATATGTGGAAACTATCGTCTTATATTTGGTGTTGGACACCTATGTATATACGTGGGCGATAGGTAGCAGAACAAGGCTAGAACATTACAGAATATGCAGATACAAGGAGCTAAATAGCGAGTCGGATCAGACCTACACTTGGTACTTGCCGTATTTTGGCTCGTACTGTGATCCCTATGTAGTCTACGAGGTTCCCAATGATTGACCCGATTACAGCGGCGGCGGCGGCAACCAAAGCGTATGCGGGGGTCAAAGCCTTTATAGAGGCTGGCAAAAGCATCGAAGACACCTTTAGCGTGGTGGCTCGCTGGCAGGCGAGTGCGTCAGATATCTTGTACGCTAGTCAGCGCCAGAAAAAGCGCACAAATCCCCTAAAACAAATTGTTTTCGCTCAGTCCGTTGAAGCAGAGGCCGCGCAGATGTTTGCGGCTAAAAAAAGAATAGAAAACCAACGCAAAGAAATAGTGACGTTGTTGCAATACGCATACGGCAACGAAGGTCTTGAAGAATACAGAAATTGCATGAAAGAGGTTCAGGCCCAGCGTCAGCGAGAGGTCTATGCTCAACAAGAAGCCAAGGACACACTGATTAAGTCGTTCTGGATTATCGTGCTGGTGGCGATAGGGGGCGGAGTTATAGCGTTTATTTTTGAAGCAGTGTCAAGTAAGGGGTAGCATGGATCAAGGCATGATTAACACAATCATTACCCTCGGCGCAGGTGTTTTTGGGTGGCTTATGAAGACGCTATGGGATTCTGTCAGAAAGCTGGAGACAAATGTTAGCGGTATAGAGGTTCGTGTAGCTGGAGAGTATGTCAAGCGTGATGAGTTTCGACAGGATATACAGCGCATCTTTGAAAAGTTAGACACAATCGAAGCCAAAATAGACTCTAAGGCTGATAAGTAATGTTTGGTATTGCTGGTTTTTCTGCAGGCCCACTCGGCAGTCCTGAGCCTTTATCATCACCGTCAGCTACGGTTGCTGTAACAGGTGTAGCGGCTACAGGTGGTGTTGGTAGCGTATCCATAAATGGTGACGCCGATGCAGTTGTCACCGGACTTCAGGCCACCACTTCTGTCGGCGTTTTAATTTTTGACCAATCTATATCTGTAACAGGCATCGCCGCTACGAGCGGATTTGGCACTACCAGCGCGTCCATACCTATCGAAGTTTTTGTGACAGGCGTTTCGGCCTCTATGCCAATAACATCGTTGGAGGCGGGAGGTTCTTTGCTAGGGGGCTTGGCCTTCTCTGAAGAGCCGTTTGCCACCCTGTCTGATGACAGCCTTCAGATTAGCTTTGAGCAAGGCGTTGGGGTGTCCGTCACTGGCCTTGCCGCTACAGGTTCGGTGGGCAGTGTCACAGTCAATGCTGACGCCAATGTCTCTGTAACTGGTGTTGCAGGCACTGGGCAAGGCGGCTCCATCACGATTGACGGTGATGCGATTGTTGCAGTCACGGGGCTGGCAGGGACGGGCGGCGTAGGCGCTGTCACCGTCACTGAGGGCGCAGGCATCAATGTTGCGGTTGGCTCGGGATCAGCGCAGGGTCAGGTTGGTGTTGCCTCTGCTACTGGGGCGATAGGTGTAGAGGTAACTGGTGTCGCGGCAACAGGGGCCACATCAGGCGCATCCGTTGTGGCATGGAATGAGATCATACCAAACCAAGACCCGAATTGGACAGAGATAGCGGCATAGGTGAATAGATGACAAGTTCGTATACGACCAACTTAGGCATAGAAAAGATCGCAACAGGCGATCAGTCTGGTACATGGGGCGATACAACCAACACCAATTTTGACATTCTGGATCAGGCTGTCAACGGGATACTGTCTCTGACCCTAGCGTCTGCCGGTAGCTCTGGCTCGCCAACAGATATCCCCGTTACAGATGGCGCTGTATCAAACGGCAGAAACAAGTTTATTGAGCTTACAGATGGCGGCGATCTTGGTGGTACAGCGTATGTCAGGCTGACCCCCAATGATGCAGAGAAGATTGTTTTTGTTCGTAACAGTCTTTCAGCGAGCCGATCTGTCATTCTGTTTCAAGGCACATATAACGCCTCAAATGACTTTGAGCTTGCTAACGGCAAGGATGCAGTGCTGAAGTTTAGCGGCACAGGGTCTGGTGCGACGGTCACGCAGGTTTTTGTTGACTTGTTAGCAACAGCGGTAACAGCCAACCTGACAGGCAACGTGACCGGAAACGTCACAGGTGCGGTAACAGGAAACGTAACTGGCAATGTAACCGGCAATGTTACAGGTAATGTGACTGGTGACCTGACAGGTAATGTTACTGGCAATGTGGCGTCTACAGGCTCGTCTTCATTTTCTTCTATTGATGTAAACGGTGGTGCTATTGACGGCACCCCGATTGGGGCAAGCTCTGCCAGCACGGGTGCGTTTACGACACTCAGCACCACGGGTACGGCAACACTACCTACTGTGGACATCAATGCCGGAAACATAGATGGCACCAACATAGGCGCGTCTACCCCCGGTGCAGGCACGTTCAACGCCCTAGCCACCACGGGCGACAATATCAGGATAGATACCAGCCAGACGCCAGCCAGTTCGTCAGCGTCAGGCACAAAGGGCGAGATAGCCTACGACACAAACTACATATATGTCTGTGTCGCAACAAACACATGGAAAAGGGTTGCACTGTCCACATTCTAAGGAGGCGTTATGCTACAAGCACTGATCGGGCCGGTTACCAATCTTGTCGGCGGCTTTCTAAATAATAGGCATGAGCAAGCGCAAGCTAAACATCAAGCAAAGCTACAGGTAATTCAGAATGATGCCGATTGGGAAAGCAAGATGGCGGCGGCGTCTGCCAGTAGCTGGAAAGACGAATTTTGGACTTTGGTATTGGCGGTGCCACTCTTCTGTCTTGGTTACAGTGTTATTGTTGATGACCCCGCTATTCTTCAGCGCGTTTCTGACAGTTTTTCTGCTTTGGATAATCTGCCAGATTGGTATCAGTATCTACTATTTCTTGCAGTATCTGCGTCATTTGGAATCCGTGGTGCTGATAAGCTGATGAAACTAAAGGGTGGCAAATGACTCCCGAACAGCTAAACGCATGGCGCATCATTCCGCGTGTATTGATGTTTGCCATGATCGGCATGACGTACAGAACCGTCGAGTGGTTTATGTCCCTGCCTGACCCCAACCCAGAGCAAGCGGCACTGGTGTCTGTGATGACGGGCGCTCTAACAGGTGCTTTTGGTTTGTTCCTAGGGAAGAAAGAGTGAGTGAGTTTAGATACTTCAAGCTGTCAGACTTTGATTGTCAGGAGACAGGCGAGAACGAGATAGACTTGGATTTTGTGATGGCGTTGGACGAGCTACGGGATGACTGTGGTTTCCCGTTCATCATTACCTCTGGGTACAGGTCTAAACAACACAGCATTGAGGCAAGGAAGGCAAAGCCGGGAAAGCATACAGAGGGCATTGCCGCTGACATAATGGTAAAAAATGGATCGGAACGCATGATTGTTGTGAAAAAAGCGATTGAGCATGGGTTCCACGGCGTGGGGGTGGCTAAAACCTTTGTGCATGTAGACAGCAGAGACTCTACGCCAGTGATGTGGGTGTATTGAGTGGCTCTTACCAAGATACAGTTCAAACCGGGGATAGATAAAGAAGGCACCGAATACAGTGCTGACTCTGGCTGGTTTGACTCAGACCGTATTCGCTTCAGAAAGGGGCGCGTCGAAACAATAGGCGGTTGGCAGAAGTACGTCAGCACGGCGATCAAGGGCGTGGCGCGGTCACTGTTTGATTGGGGCGCGGCTGACGGTGACAAGTATTTAGGTGTCGGCACTAACCTCAAGTTCTATGTAGAGTCAGGCGGCACTGTGGCGGATGTAACCCCGATCAGGGCTACCACTTCTGCTGGCGATGTAACCTTTGCCGCTACTAATGGCTCGTCAACGCTAGTGGTAAGTGACACAGGTCATGGTGCTGTAGAAGGCGACTTTGTGACTTACTCTGGTGCGGCGTCATTGGGCGGCAATGTAACAGCCGCTGTACTCAATCAGGAGTACCAGATTGGCGTCATTGTGAATGCCAATAGCTACAACATCACCGCCAAGAACACCGCTGGCGCGACAGTTACAGCCAACTCTAGCGACTCTGGTAACGGTGGCGGCTCTACAGTGGGTGCGTACCAGATCAACACTGGCACTAACTTCTATGTAGATAGCACGGGCTGGGGTGTGGGTGCGTGGGGTGCTGGGACTTTCGGTGAGTCTGTGGCGATTACCTCGTCAAACCAGTTACGGCTGTACAGTCAGGACGCATTTGGCGATGACCTTATATTCAACCCTAGGGGTAGCTCTGTTTATTTCTGGGATGAGAGCAGTGGTCTGTCAACCAGAGCGGTGGCCTTGTCCAGCTTGGGTGGGGCGTCTGACACGCCCGTTGAGGCGCTTCAGGTCATGGTGTCTGACATTGACAGGCACGTTATCTGTTTTGGTTGTAACCCGATTGGGTCATCAACCTTAGACCCGCTGTTCATCCGCTGGTCTGACCAAGAAAACGCAGTGGATTGGACGCCAACAGCAACGAACAGTGCTGGCGGTCAGGTGATTTCTACAGGGACAACGATTGTCGGAGCGGTCAAAACCCGTCAGGAAATACTGGTATTTACGGATGTGGGCATCCAAGCCATGCGCTTTGTGGGCGCTCCGTTCATTTACTCATTCTCTCCGGTGGCAGAGAACGTCAGTATGATTTCGCCCAAGGCTGGAGTGGCGGCGGCTGACAGTGTGTTTTTTATGGATAGGGAAGGGTTCTATGTCTATCGCGGATCGGTACAGAGACTGCCTTGCTCGGTTCTCGACCATGTGTTTTCTAATCTTCAATTTCAGCAGAGATTTAAGATATACGCTACAACAAACCCTGATGACTCAGAGGTAACGTGGTATTACCCAGTAGGGACACCAAGCGCAGACATCACAAACTACGTCACATACAACTACCAAGAGAACAACTGGGCTATAGGCACATTGGATCGCGGGGCGTTTATCCACGCGCCAACCAAAGAGTTTCCGATTGCCGCGTCAAACAGCCTGACCAGCGACAATTATCTTTATACACATGAGATCGGCCACACGGCTGACGGCGAGCCGCTAAATGCGTTTGTTGCCTCTGGCGGCATTGGATTGGGCGATGGCGAGCAGTTTGCCGCAGTACGAAGGGTGATACCCGACTTTACCTTCAGAGGCAACTCTGCGGCTGTTGATCTGTCGCTTGAGGTCAAGGGCAGAGATTTTCCACTGAGCAGTGAGACGCTGTTGGACACAGCGACAATAGCCAGCACTACAGGTCAGTTTCATCTCAGGGCTAGGACTCGGGAGATGATCATCAAGATATCCAGCAACGGCACGGACTATGGCTGGACTCTGGGTGATCTGCGATTTGATGTTAGAACGGATGGACGCCGCTAATGCCTAAGTACA